TTTGGATGTGGATAAGCTCACAGCGAATGCTGCCAGTACGAATGAGTTCATATCCAACACAGCCCAGATCAAGAATGCCATCATCACGAATGCCAAAATAGCCAATGTGGACGCAGGCAAGATAACCACAGGCACACTCGTAGTCGCTCGTACTCAGGCGAAATGTACTGATCCCAATGCCGACCAGACATCAGCAAACGCTCAATCTTATGGGTGGCTTACAGGAGCAAAACCGCCCGTGGACGCTGATGTAACCTTATCAGAGATGAATGGGGGGCTATCACTCACCGGGGGTGGATTAACCCTGACAAGTGGTGGAGCAACCATAGAATCGGGCAATTTTGATACAGGTGTGGCTGGTTGGAGGATATATTGGGATGGAAGTGCTGAATTTCAGAATATTCTTGCCAGGGGTACGATGCAGACAGCATTAATCAATCAGCGCATCATTATAAGCTCTTCCGATAACACGTTTAAGATGTATGATGCCTCTAATCATGTGGTAGCATTGTTAGATGATGATGCGAATGGGTATCTGGTTATTGGGGAAGTGGCTAACAACAACCTTACCCAAGTCCGTGGTGGATCTGTATGGGCGTGGACAGATACTATTACCCAAATCGTATTCGGGGTGGAATATTGGACAGGGGCAGCTTGGGACTACACAGCCTTTCTTAATGCCCGTGGAGACCTCAATCTAAAAAATGGGGCCAACAGCACCGGGAATATAAATTGTGGGAGTGTGTCGTCACTCAGTAATATAGTCTCTACAGCCGGGTACGTCAGGGCATTCGGGGGTTTCGTGGATGCGGCAGCCAATGTAGGTATCGACAAGACGTTTAATTTCAATGATGGGGATGCAGCCAACCACAGTATTATTATCAGCGGCGGGATCATAACCCAATGGAATGTGACATAAAAATAGCCCACAGGAGTTTCGGTCGGCAATGCCTCCTATAGTCCCATGGGCTTATCTCTTTGGAAGAAGATGGGGTCAATATAAGTACATTTCCACACTTTGTCAAGGGGGAATATCATGTTTAGTGACGAATTACTCGATTTTATCATGGATAACGAGGGATTTAGAGATAAACCCTATCTTTGTACGTCCGGTCGCCTCACCATCGGCTACGGCCACAATCTGGACAACCCCATAAGTGAAAAGACAGCCCGGACCATACTCCAGGAGGACATTGGACACGCAGTAGGGCATCTGTGCCACCTATTCCCCGTATTCCTATCCTTCCCGGAAAATACTAAGATGGCGCTCATCGACATGATGTTTAACATGGGGCTGGCCCGCTTCCTGAGCTTTAAGAAAATGATAGCCGCTATCAATAAAGTGGATTGGCGCAAGGCAATGATCGAACTCGAAGATTTGCGGGAGATTGCGAGGGAAGCAAAGGATAGTAAGTGGTATACCCAAGTGGGCGTACGTGGGGATAAGGTAGTTAAATTACTTAATACAAAAAGGAGGGTAATATCATGAATTGGGAAACAATACTCAGAGTCATTACCAACCCTATCGTAATAACGGTAATCACGGCTGTGGCGGGCGTGGCTATCAAAGGGTTTATGAAGTATAAGAAGGCGTTTGAAGAGCTTGTAGACGTACCCCGTAGGGTGTTGGCAGCACGGGATAAGAACTCCCCCGGTGGTAAAGTCATCACCGCTGAAGAGTATGCGGCTATTGGTAAGGAAATTGTGGAGCTGGTCGAGGCCATAAGCCCGCTCGTAGCCAAGAAGGGTACTACCAATGCCTGAACCCGTTCTTGAAGTCCGTATGAAGGATAAACAGGCCGCCCTCATCACCATGCGTGACCAGGTGCGCTTACAGCTCAATGGGTTGGAGAACCAACTCTATCTTATCGACCAACTACTCAACCCGGAACCCGAACCACCCTCGGAACCGGCTCTCAACTCTTCCCCGGACGGTACAGTGTAGCTACAGGACTATACTCTCCGTCCCTCCCCGGCGTAGTGGCGATTCCCCCTTGTCCCGCTACGCCATAATTATACCCGTAAATAACAAAAGCCCCTGAGATCAGCTCTTACCAGAATGATAGGTAATGCTTACTGTCAGGGGCGTTATGATAAGCTTGCACCGCTTGGGCGTCGATAGTTCGGACTTTTGACCAGGATCAATATAACAAATATTTCTATTTTGTCAAGTCCTATTATATTTACCCGGTATCTATTATAGATAGTCCTATTGCGTGTCTATTATTCCAATATACAAATAACACCATGTATTATTAGATAAACTGAACAGCATACAATAAGAGTCCCATCGGGGGTGCATTACGAAAACCAAATATAACCCAAACATAATAAACTCATAAAAGGGTGGGGTAGGGATAGGATCAGGTATATGTTTACATAATATATATTATGCGTACCTATAAGGTGTAAAGCTATACACTTCCCTATCAATAGATGATATTCTTATCTATGTATCATTTTGATACATTCCGTGTATCGTTTTGATACATTATACAGTAGCAAAATGCGACTGTAGGTTAATAGTAACTATTACTACATCCTCTATGAATATGGGTAATCTGTTACCCACACACACGTATTATTACTATGTCTATTGAATGTGTGTAATACGTTACCCATTACGATGCTGTCTATAGAATATTGTGTACATTGAAAAATAAGACTTGACAAGTATGTACATACTATATATATATTGTATGATAAGAGCGCGGACACAGTAACCAGATAACACTAATAAGGGATGGTACACCATGAATCAGCACACAGTCAGCAGGCGGGCACACAGGACACAGGAACAAGTACAAATTTGGATTAATTAACAATTACACAGAAAGAGGTATCACAATGAAACATGTATTTAACACTTATGAATGCATCCACGTATGGAGTACACAAACACAGAATGACGGCCGGAATCAAACAGGTAACGTGTTTTTTGACGGGTCTACGATTTATAGCTACGGGCACCATTTTCCTATTGCATCATTCTGCGATGCGAACACAGTATTAATTAACTCCCGCAGCTATTCAATTACAACGTCTAGGCACCGAGGAGCCGTGTTATCTGCTTTACCATACAATATCAAGACTTTCACAGTTCCGGAAGTAGAAATATTTGGCACCCGCAATCATATCCACAATATTATATACCTTGTTGACAGATTTCACGATGCAATGAAAACGGCGGCCCGGGCGTCAAAGTATAATCATTATCAATATGGCGCACTCGGTTATCTTACATGTTTGAGAGAATATGTCAAATACTTTAAGCTTGCAACCGAACTAAATAAGCGTTACCGGGACTTGTACAAAGTGTACAAACGTGACGTGAAAGAAATCGAAAGCTTGTCGGCGGCATTTAAGGATAAACTTGCAATCCAGGCCGAGTATAACCGGGTACATCAACCGGAGATCCAAGCGCGGCGCGATAAGGCCAAACACAAACGTGAAGAGCTTGAAGCGCGGGCAATAGAAGCGTACCGGAATAAACAATTTGACAACCTGGAACTGTGGAAAGCGGGCGAATTGGCACATTACGGGTACAACGATTTACCGCGATCTAAATTCGCATATTTACGTATTAAAGACGGCAAAATCGAAACAAGTCAAGGCGCGTCTATACCTGTTGACCGGGCTAATCATATCTGGTTATTTATAATAACCGTTCGCAAGGCTGGTAAGGAGTTTAACAGTACGTCTCTACACTATGAATCTATTAATCGGTTATTCTCACCATATTGGCTGCGGAGTGTAAGCGTTACCGGTGACTTGTTTATCGGTTGTCATCATATTCAATATGCGGAATTAGAACGCATTGCAAGGCTATTGAACCTTATATAATAAGGAAATATCACTATGAAGAAGAAATTTAAGATTGATAAGGAATTGTGTGTTTTGTTCATTGTATTGATACCATTGTTATTATCAATATTACATTTATACATCCAATCTGTTATGAGGTGAATCATGAATGGTTATATCTGTTTTTACAAAGGCAAGCAATTTGAGGTATATGCGGATTCATCACTTCAGGCACAAAAAGAATGTGCTATTGATAACCATATCAAAAAAAGATATGAAATAACTGTTGTTCTTGCTGAGGTAAACGGTGAAACAGTTATACATAAACCTATTGAATTTTAATCAATATGAGGTAAATAATGGATAATTTAATCGAATCAATCGAACATCGCGGGCACACTATCAATATTTACCCAGACGATATGTCCGGTGAAGATTCTCCGCGGGACTGGAATAATCTGGGAACTATGGTATGCTTCCATAGACGCTATGAACTCGGTGACAAGCATGATTTTTCTGATCCTGATGAATTGCAAACATACATAAAGATCAACAAAGCGCTTGCACTTCCGTTATTTCTGTTGGATCACTCGGGGTTATGGATGAACACACGTGGATTTAATTACTGTGATCCGGGTGAATGGGACAGTGGGCAAGTTGGTATAATTTACGTATTACCTGCAACAGTCCGGAAAGATTATAATGCCAAGCGTATAACTAAGCGGGTCCGGGAGAGTACATACAAAGTATTATTACAAGAAGTGGAAACATATAACGATTATTTAACTGGTAACGTGTACGGTTATATGATTGACGGGCCGGCTTGTAATGATTCATGCTGGGGTTATTACGGTGACACCGGATATATGATAAGTCAAGCGAAAGAACAGATTGATTATTCAATCCAAGCGGCGCGGCGGGCGCACTTTGACAAGTTGAAAGCTTGGATTAAAAATCAGGTCCCGTTGTATTCACGTTCACCATTAACAATATAACCGGACCGGTGTATAATGTTTGAGTATATCGCAGTAATTATTTTAATTATCATTATTGGTGCATCATTGCCGATGTTACCGAAAGATAAGGGATGAAGTCATGAAAACTTTCAAAGATATAGATGAAATCAAATCAGCAGCAAGAGTATTACATTCTCACTGGTTTGATAAAGATACAATGAAATTTTTCAAGTCAAGAGTTGGAAATACAGTTTATAAAGGTGTATACTTTATAAGCTCAGAACAGTTTGATTATAACTCACCGCGGTTATATTCAATTCGTAAAGTAGTATGTGAAAACAATAGATTTGATATTCAGACTATCGGAGACTTTCAAGGCTATAACACATTTTCGGAGGCAGTATATCACATTAAAAACTATTTACATTAATTACACACTTGACAACAGGATAATACAATGCAGAATGACTTTGTAGGGGAAGACATATTCGATAGCCGGGATGTAACTGAGCGCATTGAAGAGCTTGAAGCTATTGATTCGGATGATAGGGTTGAATACGAGGATGAGGAGTTGGAAGAACTAATTAAATTCCGGGATGAAGTGAACAGTGCCAAATGGAACGACGGTATAACTTTTATAAATGAGGATTATTTTGAGGATTACGCAAGGGAGTTCGCAGAGGACATTGGCGCTATTAACCGGGATTTGAATTGGCCTGCTAATTGTATTGACTGGGAACAAGCAAGCAGGGAACTAAAATTGGATTATACAGAGGTATATTTCAGCTTTGATAATATTACTTATTATTATCGCTAACGACGTAATTCCACACCTAATAACAGGATATAAACAGAGTAATCAATTTGAGGTATACTATGCGGGCGGTAAATAAAGCGCCCTAAAGTACTATAATAAATAATAAACAACCGGCCCGGTGAGCTAATGACTTTCCGGGCCTTTATTATGCTTGCTCGACATGCCGTCAATCCATACATCAGGGCTATATCTATTCATTGCGCAACCGGCATACAGGTCAATAATAACGCCCTAAGCCTTACCATAGTGCCACTTTCATACTATAATTGATTCTATAGCCATTTCCGGGCATTCTCAGGCATATTATACTTTAGTAATATGAATGGTCACTGATTCTCAATACTTATTAGTAATAATTACTATTATTACGGTATTTGATAGGGCAGGGGATCAAAAATTAATATTCAAAATTCCGAATTTCCCGGTGTATTTTTGGGTGTATCGGAAAACACAGGTTTAAAATGGGGACTTTTCAAATGGAGGTTTCAAATGGGCATTCCCTTTTCAAATGGACATTCCGGTTTCAAATGAGAGTGCGGTTTCAAATAGAGACACTATGTTGCATTATGCAACGTAGAGAGTACCTTGCTACGAATACTTTTCAAACGGGGGATTGGTATGGGATTTTAAGTGGGTGTAAGATAAGGCATTACGTGGTTTTAAACGGGAAATAATATTTTACTTGACAAAATAAATAAAACATGCAATATTAACAAGCGTAAATACAAAACACATTAAAATAGGGTGGATGAGGAAAGATAACCCCGTATAATTGGAAGAGTATAAATACCGTGCGGGTATATGACGTCTAAATATCCGGAGCTTCCAACCTTATCCACCATACACACAGACGGATCATATTAAAAATAGGGATATACAATGGACTTCAAAAAGGGTGATAAAGTAACCGTTATATTCGATGCTATTGTCATGATGACAAATAACATGGCATCAGGTATACCAATAATCGAGGTAGCGCTTGATAATGTTGGTGGGCACCCAGAGAATTTCTTTTTTGTTAATGGTCAAATAGAAGAACATATTAAAAAGAGGATATGATGACCGATACCAAGATAATCTTGCATGAGGCATTGGATGAAGAACAAATGAATTATCCGGGCGATAATGCCAATATATTTGAGACCTCGGATGGGGATGATGGTAATGGGGCAGAATTTTGGATCGGACATTGTGCAAGAGCTTCCTTTTCACCTATTGAATATAATCCACGACATTATTTGAAAAGGGGAGAATGATCATGCCAACAGGGAATATAGATAAGATTATCGTGTTGTGTTTGTATATAGGGATAGCATCCTTGATGTCGGTATTAGCGTTCGCGGGAATGTGTGTGTATACCTGGAGTCAGGGGGAGCATGTAGATGGTGTGAGTATTAAAAGGATGTTTGGGAGTGTGATGAGGGCTATAAGGAAGAATGAGGAGATGACCGATGAAAATGATGCGGAATAGAATTACGATCGAGACTGATTGTGATACGCTGTATTTGTCAAATGGTGGATTCTGCATCACGATAAAACTGGAACCTATATTTACAGACATGCTTGAACAGTTTTTCAGAGGGATAAATAATGATGATGGAACATTTAGATGATGAAATCCGACAGACTATTACCCGTTTAGCAGATTTACTTTGTCAATGGGAGCGTAGTACGGGTAGAGAATCGGTTTTTATACTGAGAGAGCAGGGAGGTTTCTGTTTTAGGGCAGCTAATGGAAAGCCAAATATTCCTGATGATATAACAGATGACCAGATAATAAAGACAATATTAGGCTAAAAGGATTGTGATTTATGTTGCAAGCAATTAGTAATATTATAGGTATAAAAATAGGTATATGGGGTGTATTATGGTTTGTTAATGGAATAGTATTTGCCATATGTGTGGCAATATTAATAGCTAATGAAATGGATATTAAAGATTGAATGGCATCTGAATAGAAAGGACGGCGAGTGATATGAACCGAATAGTTGATCCAGAGACAATAGATAAAGTTACCCAAGATATGATAAATCCAAACGATGAAAGTTTTTTTGTGCCGATAGGGAGTATATTGGCCTGCCCTGAAGCACCGGACTGTGAGGATCAAACGCAAACGCTATGGCATATAGAACATAGATTGAATATGGTTCTACAGGAGTATGGTGAGAGTATACCTTATGCAGTCGGGAATGTAATAAATAGTATACGAGTGTTTGTAGAGGATAAAATAAAGGACGGTGAGTGATGATTCCTAATAATGTATTAATCGGAATAATCGTAGTAATCGTAGTATGTTCTATCGAGTTCGTTTTGCTTCTGTTAGCACTGAGAAGGATCAGAAAGCTTATGAGAACTATTGAAGTCATTTCTGCACTGATTGACGAAATGGCTATTGAGTTAAGGCATAACGAAGTGATTGGAGGGACGGATGTCTAAGAAAGAATATATCTCGAAGGAAGCGGCGGATGCTATGAAAGTAGCATAGCCAAAATCCCTATTAAACCAGAGGATGTAAAATAATGGGATTACGTTTAACTGACACGGGAAATGCAGAACGCTTGGTAAGCATGTTTGGTCCTGATATACGTTACTGCCCCCAGCAGCGGGAATGGTATGTGTGGGATGGCAAGAGATGGAAACCGGATATAGAAGGTACGGTTATGGGGATGGCTATACAAGTGGCGTTTTCATATCGGGACGAAGCTGAGAAATTAAATGCCGAGGATGCCAATCATAAGGTCGATATATTACGCCTTACCAAACATGCCAATAGATCAGAAAGTCTTCATGGTATACAGTCCATGGTGAAATTAGCCGAGTGGGATAAAAATGTAGTAGTGCCATTCGATGAATTTGATCGTAACCCGAACATGTTATGTATAACTAATGGTATGATTGATTTTACAGACTGTTCCTACCGCAGATTTGACCGTGATGCTCACATTACTAAAATGGCAAATGTAGCGATGGTAAGAGGAGCAGTCAGTAAGGCGTGGAACAGATTTCTACAGGATGTTATACCCGATCCGGATACGCGTGATTTTATCCAGCGGGCAGTAGGGTATAGCGTTACCGGGCACACCACAGAAGAGAAAGTGTTCTTTGTACATGGCAGTGGGCGTAATGGTAAGACCACGTTCATAAACACTCTTTTAAATATGTTGGGTGATTATGCTGCCCAAGCCAGTAGCAATGTTCTCATGCAAAAAGAAAATACCGGCCCCAATAACGAACTCTATGTGCTTAGAGGAAAGCGGCTGGTGGCGGCGACTGAAACAGGGGAGAATAAGCGATTAGATGAGAATCTTATGAAACGGTTGACCGGTATGGATTGGGTGAGTGTCAATCCAAAATATAAAACAGAAACAGTATTTATGCCGGTATGGAAAATCTGGTTGTCTACCAATCATGAACCCGTCATTACCGGTGAAGATATAGCGATATGGGAACGTATAATTAAAGTTCCGTTTATGGTGCGAATACGGAAGCCGGATGTGGAATTGAAGTTACGGTTGCTTAATTCCTTTGAGGAGCGTAGCGGCATCTTAAACTGGGTATTAGAGGGTGTTAGGAGATGGCATGAGGATGGATTGGTGTTGCCGAAAGAAATAAAGGACGCTACCCACGATTACAAATCAGAACAAAGTGCGATAGAGAGGTTTATAAAAGATAAGTGTAAATTCGGTATATCGTGCATAGTAGTAAAATCTTATTTGTATAAAGAATATGTAAAATGGTGTAAAATTAATAAGCAGATTCCCAAGACTAAAAACAGTTTTGGACGGATTATGAATGAAAAAGGCTTTAATTCTATACGCAAAACCAACGAAAGATACTGGATTGGGATTGATATTCGCAATTCTGTTGATCTAACTTTGGGGGGATTTGAGCAAAATGACAAATTATAACCACATTTTTAAAAACACACCTGTTAATGTCACGCCCCCACTGCTACTACTCTTCACAAGGAATATATTATATGACACTATGTAATTGTTTATTAATAAAAAAAAAAAATTTATATATAGTTAACAAAGCGCGCGCGCGTGCGCGAGGGAGTGTCATAGCGTCATAATGAAAGGTGGAAACGAAAATGGAAAACAGGATTATTAAAAAGGGGCAAACGATTATTCTGACAAGCGGATCATATTCCGACTACGGGATAGGTTTCTTAGCGATTGCTTTGAAGGATATAGATATGGGTTTGTTTATGGAACGGTATTTGGTAAAACATCCTAAACAGAGACAGCATTTCTGGTTTGATGAAGGGCGGTGTATTAAGTGGTTGTTATCGGAGGGGTACTTGAAACCGTTACCAATTACCGAATTGTGTATAAATGAGGATTATGATGAAGGGTATGACTTAAAGGAGGTAGCGTATGATGCCGAGGACTAACAAACCAACGCTCGTAAAAACATTTCGGTTTCCACCGGAACTCATCGAGAATATGGAGCGTGTATTATTCTTTACAAGGGAGGAGGAAAAAGCCAAATATGAGAGCATGACAGATTTCATCAAAATCGCAATGGAAAAATTAATAAAGGAGGAAAGGAGGTTGATCGAGAAAGAGGGTGTGGTTTGGGATCATCTCAAACCTAATTTTAAACAATCAATGGAGGAGTAACAAATGGGTAAAGTAGACTTACGATATGAGGCCCTTGCTGAGGGCGGAACTTTCTTTGATGATTTTGACGGGGTTATTTCGGACATTAGATTCATCATGACCGATTATAACGGCAAAGCAAAAACTCCGGTGGCTGTTTGTAAAGTCACACTCAGAGTAGGGGATGATGAATCAACCCAGTTCTATGCATTGGGGGGAGATGGTGATTTTGTCGCCAACGAGACCGGTACAGGATTGGAGTTTTTGAAAGCCAAGACCAAACCAACCAAACAGACCAATTACGGTAGATTCCTGAAATCGCTTATTGATGCTGGGTTCCCTGAGAACAAAATGGATGCGGACGACATCAGTTACCTTGTCGGCCTCGATGCACATTGGTTAACTTCCCCGGTAGAAAGCACGGGATCAAACAAGAAAAAGGAAGGGGAAAAAGAGCATACGGTACTGTTGTGTACCAAAATTAACAAACTGCCTTGGGAATCCGATGCTGCTAAGGGAAAAGCAAAAGGAAAAGCCAAGGGTAATGCCAAAGTAGTTGATGATGATCTTGCCAATATCGTAGCCGGGATTATTCAAGGGATAGCCATTGATAATGATGGTGAGATGACCAAGGCGGCGATGTTGTCGGCTATGTTCAAGAGCCCTGATGTGGATAATAGCGGTAACAAAAAAGGAGTGTTGCAGCTTGCAAAGGATGATACCTTCCTCAAAAGCAGGAGTGAATGGCAATTTGAGGGTGGGATATTAACAATTTAACGTAGCCAGTCACAATATGATTGTGAGGGGTAATCGGGTAGCACTGAGTGTTGGATCCCCCAGGCAATTAGTCGATTACCCTCTCACTTAATAAAACCGGAGAATAATATGAGGAAAACAAATTATATAGTGTACGTGGACAAGGATACGTTGGATAATCCGGATAAACTATTCGATGCGGTGTTTGCCCATCTGATTAAGAGAGAGTGTCCTATCCCGAAGAGGCGGGTGTTTATGTCACTCTTCACGAGAGCCTACAGTCCGGAAACACAAATGAAGGTGATAGGTGATTGGGTGCAGGTGAGGGATATTGAAACTTTCCCATTCAGAAATGAAGCCAAGTCTACATTGGACGAATGGGAAGGAGTATCACCGCCGGTGGATACTGCAACGCCGGAAGGAAAGCGTATCGTGGATGATGCAGCCAAGGAAGTATTTGAAAGGGTAAAGAATGAAGCCGATGAAGGGGGTCACACGTGATGAAACAAAGTACTTACACCGCTGAAGATATTGCAAGCGGACTTCAGGTGAATGTTGAAACTGTCCGCCGGTGGTTGCGAACCGGACACCTGAAAGGGAAAAAGTTACTACAGCGATACATCGTCACCGATAATGAGTTACAGCGGTTTCTTGGTGATGATATTTATGCCGGGGTTATCGACACACTGCCCTCATTACCGTCCAATGAAGCACAAACTCCTGGAAAGGAATCGGATGCATGGAATGAAGCTAACGTGGCTGGTATTCGGGGTGCAGCGGCTGGTAAGAAGCTGAGAATGTGTATAGAGGACAATCCACTTACTGGGAAAACAGCATTTCATGCGAGGATTGTAGATGAGGATACGAGAACTACAGGAGGAGTTTCCGTGGACGACGGAGCAGACGGAGAGCCGGAGTCCGGGGTTGCATCTGAGTGAAGTAATTCATGAGATGGGCAAGGTGATAATGGAGACGCAAGAAAGGGAGATTGATAATGATACCCGTATGCAGTTCGAGAAGGGTTATCTGTGGGAGGTAACATTGTCCATGGCGTTTGGTGAGAAGGCGGCCATGCGGATTGGGGAAGTGGAGTTGGATGGTATTATCGGGAGTCCGGACGGCATATGCTATGATGACCCGCTCTGTATCATCCCCATCGTGGAGGAGTATAAGTGTACAGCTAAGAATTCCAAAACCCAGCCCACGGATATGTGGAAATGGATGGCGCAAGCGAAAGGATACTGTAAAATGGTGGGGGCGACCAAGTGTATATTTCGGGTGCTGCACCTGTCGTTTGTACCGGTGTATAAGGTGTGGGAGTTGGTGTTTACGCAAGGTGAATTGGATGAGAACTGGCAGTCAGTGGTGAGTATGGCTAAAACAATGAAAAAGGGGGAGTGAGTAATGGAACCCAAAGAAACCGCTGATGTTATGGAACTTGAACAACGTGTTGATGCTCTTAAACAATCTATTTCGGATTACCACAAGGAGAAGATTATGGATGTTAGAGAAATTAAAAAAGCGGTGGTGGTACTGGAGGAAACTATTCGTGATATTCTACAGGAATTTGAGAATAAGACTGGTACTACTGTTGAATCCATGTACATTAGCCACGACAAAAAAGAGCAATCTGAAGCGACAAGCTATGTGGATGAGGTCAAAATAAACGTAAGTATATAAGGGGGAGTATGGATTATGAAAGCTGAAATAGAAACGATAAAACAACCGGAAATGTTTGCCCCGATCAAACTCACCATAATATTGGAATCGGTGGACGAGGCACGATCATTGTGGCATCAATTAAATACAGCGTGGCCAAGTATCATAAAGGAGGCCAGTATTAATGCCTGCGCTCTTCCACCAAAGAAAATGACGTTTGATGTATGGTGTGAGTTGGGTGACTATATGACTAAACACAATCTCATGGGGGTATAACCAATGGAACCTAAAACAGAAGAAGAGTGGAACACCAAAGACGAATTGATAGGATTCTTATTATGTGAGACCGCTTGCCGGGATTTCATTAAAAAAGTGGAGTCGGGCGGAGCGAGAAGTATCCGCTCATATAATCAAATGAAAGATGCAATCAGGGTTATTGATAAAGCACGGGGGGTATAATCAATGAATACCGCAACGATACAACAATACGAAACACAGAGTGTCAAATTGATCGACGAGGCCAACGCCATCCTGATATTCGATGATGCCACACGGGAATTGGCAACCGAGTTTACCAACAATACCCGAAAAGCCGTTAAAGCTATCGAAGCAGAACTCAGACCGGACATCGACGCAGCCCACACACTCCATAAAAACCTACTCAGCCGCCTTCAGAAGCTCACAGCGCCCTTTAAAACAGCCCAGGGTATCGTGGATAAGGAAATCAAGCGCGAGTGGTTAGAGCGGGATCGCATACGGCAAGAAGAGGAAAGGAAAGTTGCCGAGAAGGTGGAACGGGAACGCCGGGAGCAGGAAGCTGAGTTGGCCCGGGAAGCCGAAGCCTTGATTGATGACGGGGATATGGAAGGGGCGGAGGCGTTATTGGACATGCAAATAGTGGTGGAGCCGGTATTACCGGTCCCGGCAATGCAACGGACAATCAGGTCGGAAGCCGGGTCGGCTACTGTGCGGAAGGATATACGGGTGGAATTGGTGGACAAGCTCTTGGTAATTAAAAAAATAGCCGATGGGGAATTACCAGGCCACCTTGTGGATGTGAATTTAGGGGAAGCTAAACGATATGCCAAGGCTTGTGGACTGATGGTGATGCCGGGATTCCGTATAACTGATGATGCTGTGGTGAGTGGGAGGATACGATGACTTCACGTTGTCATTTTCTTATTGAAATAGAAAAGGAACGTGTTCGGCAGGATGAAAAGTGGGGAGAACAGAACCACAGTGATCTCAAGATGTATGCTATTCTTGGTGAAGAGTTCGGGGAGGTTGGAAAAGCCATACTTGAGGATACAGATTTAAAAAATGAATTGATTCAAGTGGCTTCGGTATGCATGATGTGGTTGGAGGCTATTGAAAGGAGGATACGCTAATGGCTTTACAGAAAGTGATTATGATGACCATAAATATGATGGGGCCGGATTTGTGGCCGCATACGGTAGTGGATGAGATACAGAAAGTAATGGAGGAGGGAGAGGCAAAGGGCAAGAGCGGATGGGAGAGATTACCCGCTGACGAACATGTATGCAGGGCGATAGAACATCTCAAATACTACGAACCACCAGACTATCCTCATGCTTTTGAGCGGGATGAGGATCACTTGGCTCATGCGTTCTGCCGTCTCATGATGGCGGTGGCAATCGAACGAGGATATGTGAAGGGAGATGAGGATGCCTAAAGGATTCGACAGAATAAGTTCCACCGCCATACCACCGAGGCGATTGGTTGTGCGTATAAGTGCCCATGAAAAGGACGGAAAAACGCACTTCGCCTTAACTGCCCCTGCACCCATAGCCGTCCTGAATATAGACAGGGGTTTGGAGGGTGTGATCGAGAAATTTGCCCATATAAAAGAAATACACGTCTCGGATGACTTTCGTGCCATGCCTTCTAAAACCATGGAAGATAATGAGGCGAGGTGGAATGCGGTTATGACGGCTTATACCGATGCCCTCGAAGATCCCCATATCAGAAGCATATTGTACGATACGGATACCGAGGCATGGGAAATAGCCCGGCTTGCTTATCTGGGTAAACTTGTGGGGGTGCGGGAACTCCATTACCCGGAAGTCAATAGCATATTCAGAAATGTTATTGATATGGCGTTGGCCCACGACAAAAACGTAATATTCACATGCCGATTGAGGAAACAGTATGTGAGGAGTAGAAATAATGAAGGTAAGGATGCGAGTGCGTGGAATGGGCTGTATGAGGAGTCGGGATTCGGGGAATTTGCATCCATAGTACAGGTCAATTTACGCGCAAAGATAGTTACCGAGGATGAGGTGAAGATACCTACTATACGTGTGATAAATTGCCGGCAGAATATGCAGATGAATGGCGAAGTGTTCGAGGGGGATGAGGCACGTTTCTCATGGATAGCCGCTAATATAATTGAGGGTACAAGCCCGGAGGAGTGGGAATGAAAACTGCATGTGGGAAGTGTCAGTGGATACGTCACCTATTCCGTAACTACTATTGTGCATCCGGTGATATTCAGGTATTTGATTCCCTTTCGTCTGATGATGGTAAGGTATTTAATTTCCTTTCAGGGGAGATGATCCCCAAACGGGATGCTGTTGGACTATTTGATGTTGCTGGGTATACCATTTGCTTAAGTAAGAATAAAGGGAATTGTCCGGATTTTACACCGATACCTTATGTAGAAGTTGATATAAGTGACTTGCGTAAAGCTGCGGAAATATTGGGATTTGTAATCTCTAGGGTCGCTTGGTGGTTTTAAAGGAGGATAAAAATGTTAATTAAGATTAATAACGATTTGGCGGTATCCCCACAGGATGTTAAAAGTATTAAATTGGTACAAAAGGACGCTCCCATTCCATCTCATATAGAGATTAAAATGTACAATGGGGTTGAATGGAGGATAAACAATTCCAGTCAAAGGCGTTTTAACAAACTTGTTAAAGATATGAATGAAGCTTTAAGGTACGGAGTATGATATATCTTGACAATCGGGTAGGAAGCAAAGAACTCTATCGACTATTCCCCAAATACGCTATCGAGCTGACCCATTTGGAATACGGGGATATTATGTTTGCCGGGCACCATGCAGACGGGGATGTGGTTATCGGTATAGAGCGTAAACGAATTGGTGATCTGATAAACTCCATGTGTAGTGGGAGACTGGGTGGGCATCAGCTTATCGGTATGCTCAACTCGTACCACTATTGTTATCTCGTCGTGGAGGGAGTATTTAGAGCCAATCCACAGAGTGGAATATTGGAAGTATGGAGGAAGTCAGGGTGGCAGGAATATACTGCGGGTAAGCGGAGGTTCATGGCGAGGGATATATGGTGTTTTTTGAATACCATAGAGATAATCTGCGGGGTTAAGTGCTGGTATTGCGCCCGGGAGACCGATACCGTACAATGGGTGTTGGCGTTAGCACATTGGTGGATGAAGGAGTATGGGGAGCATAAGAGTCATTTGCAGCCTAATATGAGTGGACGGGTGCAATTATCCAAGCATTCGGTGGTTAGGAGGGTGGCCGGACAATTGGATGGTATTGGGTGGGAGAAAGCGAAGGCAATAGGGGAGAAATATGAGACGGTGGAAAAGTTGGTGAGCGCCGGGGAGAAGGAATTGATGGAGATAGAAGGGATCGGGGAGAAGTTGGCGAGAGGGATAAGGGAGCAATTGAGGGGGAAACAATGATAATACAGGGGGATGTGAGGGAGATATTGAGGTTGATGCCAGATGAGATGGTGAATTGTGTGATAACCAGTCCGCCGTATTGGGGATTGAGGGATTATGGGTTGGAGCCGGTGATATGGGATGCAGTCGAAGGATGTGAGCATGTGTGGGGAAATACGCATACTCATAAAACTGATTTGCAAGCAGGCAATCCCGAATTTCAAAGGCAATGGAGAGAACAAGCAAGTGGAGAATCTGAATCATCTTTCTGTACTCTTTGCGGTGCATGGCGTGGCTCTCTCGGTCTCGAACCCACATTCCAACAGTATATTTCTCATTTGATGCAGATATTTGACGAGGTGAAACGGGTGCTGAAAAAGGATGGAACTTGTTGGGTGAATCTCGGAGATAGTTATTCTGGTTCGTGGGGTGATAGTGGATATAGACCAGAGAGAACGGGTGTTTCTGGTCACCAACGAGAAAAAAATACTGAGTTCTTTAAGAGAGAGGGACATCCACGTTTTAATCCACCAACAAGGAAAACAAGCGTTAAAAATAAATCCCTCTGTCAAATCCCCTCACGTTTCGCAATCGCCATGACTGACGCTGGGTGGATATTAAGAAATGAAATAATCTGGCACAAGCGCAACTGTATGCCTTCATCGGTAAAAGATCGGTTCACCGTTGACTTTGAGAAGGTGTTCTTCTTTGTTAAGGATAAGAAGTATTGGTTTGAACAGCAGTTTGAAGAACAAAATACTAAACTGCAACGTAGATTCGCAAAAGAATCACCAAAGGATTATGGTTATCCTGCGCATAGAAAACCGTCAATGAGCTACCGTTATGACAATAGAGTACCAAATGAGCAAGGCCGCAACAAACGCTGTGTCTGGAAAGATGAATCATTTGATATAGGAGAATTTACTTATCATTTATCACAGCGATTAAAAGAACTTGCACCGGACATTCTTGAAATGATTGCTGATGAATTTGGGCTAAAAAAATGTGTATGGGATGTTACAACCAAACCATTCAAAGGTGCTCATTTCGCTGTATTCCCTCCCGCTCTCGTAGAACCCATATTGAATGCCGGATGCCCTCCAGGTGGCACAGTATTAGACCCATTCGCAGGTTCGGGTACGGTTGGGGTTGTGGCTAAACAACAAGGAAAGGATTTTATCGGGATAGACTTAAATCCAGCTTACTGTGACATGGCTGAAAAGAGAATAGGATAAACATTTACACTACTATATTCCAAATTACTAAAAATTTTGTTTTGGGGAGAATCGGACAATGGCAAATATGATTCGCAGGTTGTTATGTAGAGTAGGGCGGCACTCATGGTGTTATACCTACAATGCTTTTACACATGCAACAACACGGGAGTGTATGGCAGTGGGATGCGGGGCAAAGCAGAAGAAGGTTGGAACTAACACATGGGTTGGTATCACAACTATTTTATAGTCAGGGGGAGTGGACAATGGCAAAAGTGATTGGAAGATTATGTTGCCGAATGGGACGGCACAAGTGGTATTACTCATTTAGTCACTTGGGGATTTCTCGTGAGTGTATAAAGTGTAAGAAAAGTCAATTACTGAGTACGCGTGTTAAATGGATTGATTACTAATAAAGGAGGATTGATTATGGCACATGACAATCAGTATAAAGAGGCACCGGAAGGCGTAAAGATAAAGAGGTATGATTATCCTGTAGCGGGGGAGTTGTACTGGAACAGGTATACACGGTCGGTGGAGACGGCGTCCCAAACACTTAACGAGATGGCGTTAATATTGGTCAGGGAGGATTAATATGAAACTGTGGTGGTTTAGATTGTTGCATGGGTGCCCTTGCTTGATGAAAGCTCCGGCATCCTGTCTGGGGTGGTCAGATAAACGAGGGTATCTGTTTTATCCATTGAAGGGATATTCTGCACTGAAAAATTGCCGTATATGTGGCGGGAAGGGGTTTATATGAGACCTTGTCCGGAACATGATGCCCTTGGTTGCCCCATGACCCGTATTAACCGTGTGAATGGGGAGGGTCCAGTCCCATGTACTATCATGTTGATTGGGGAGGCACCGGGGCAAACGGAGGATAGGAAGGGGAAGCCGTTTTGTGGGAAGAGTGGGAGTGAGTTGGAGCATTTGTACCTTGCCAAGTGCGCTAATATATCCCGCCAGAATGTGTACATTACCAATATTTTGAAATGTAGAACGAATGAGAAAGATAGAGACCCAAATCAAGCAGAGATTGATGCTTGTAGCCAGTTATTATTTGATGAATTTATGTTGGTAAAACCCCGTTTTGTTGGTGCAGTGGGGCGTCTGGCAGCTCGGTGGTTGTTTAATGGTGATATGAAAATGGAGAAGATGCACGGGTTTGGGTATCGGGTAGACACAGGAGATGCGCTTGGTATGCCCCTCTACCATCCCGCATTCGGTCTCCACAACACCACTATGATGAGACACATTATGGATGACTGGACACGATTTGGGCAACTTGTTAGAGGGGATACAAGTGTTATGTGGAGGGAAAATCATGGACGAATTTGAACCTATTTATCTTCCTGACCTATATGAATTTGTTCTACGTCCTACTGTGGCGAGTAAGTGTCTGTTTACTATGAAAAGCGATTGTAGACGTAGACGTAAACCAGTACATGTGGAATTTAAAGTACAGAATGGGTTGGTTATTGGGGATTTCATACTCCATAGGATAGTAGTGATAAGTGCTGATGGGAATAAAAGGGAGACGGTGTTATGATGATACTTGATATTGCAGACTTTGTAGAATATGTTGTGAAATATTCCGTGATTGGTGAGAGAAGGGCAACTAAAATTGCAAAGGATGCAGAGG